GAATTACTGGCGTTGTGTATGTACTTAATTCTAAAACGTGTATGTTATTCATATACTATAAATTCATTTGTTGTACTGTTTGAAACGTATTGTCCGTTATTTACTGTAAAGGTATTAACGTTTTGATTAGTACAAAATATCCTATCTTTATATACTACGACAGCACCGTTAATAAATACTAAATCGTAAAAATGATTCTCTACTAAATTAAATTCAGCTTCTAAAGTGTCGTAATAGTCGCCTACCGTGTGCGTGTATCCAGTTATTTGAGTTGTTACGCCCGTTTGTTCGTCAGTTATTCCAACATAATCAAACGTGTGCGACCTTGGTATAAATACAAAAGTTTGATCGTTTGTTGAAGTAGTTAGAATAATCATATACTATTAACTTAAAAAGTACAAAATTGTCCTTAAAACAAAAAACCCCTACCGAAGTAAGGGTTAATTGTATGCAAGTATATGAAGGAAATTAAGAAGTAACTATTGTTGCATCAGTACCAGCTCCAGTTTCAAATAAAACTTTTAATCCGTTTTCATCTGTTACGTCAAGGAAATTAGCAGGTGAAACTTCCATAGCTTCAAAAGTTAAATTATAACCGTTGAAATCACCTAAAGCCGAACCTGAAGATACAGTTCCCGCAGTAACGTCAGCCCCTTGAGTCAAGCCCATCAAAAAGAATTGGTCAGTCATTGTTCTAACAACTATTCTCGGTCTACCGTAAGCAAGTAGTTTAACGTTTTTATGCGTTGTAACGTCTTGTCTTTTTAATTGAATAGTAAGTGTTTGTTGAAAGAAAGTAGTACCGTTGTCGCGGCTTGAATTAATTGTAGTTTCAAAACTGTTAGCTCCTTTCAATTCGTATTTATACAAGTTCATAGCGCTTGCGCCAAGTGGAGTCCAGTCAGTAATTAAATCCGTGTCCGTTGCATCGTATGTTACATCGTCAGAATTTAAGTCGTCGTAGTTTATAAAGTAGATAGCTTTCAACCCCGAAACGGAATCTTTACATTGTTCTATTCTACCATTTGTTATATCACAGCTCATTTTATTATTTTTTAAAGTTTAACAAAAAAAAAGGTGGTGTATATTGCACCACCCTTATTTATAGTTTTTGGTTTTTTAGTTAGCCGAGTTAACGATTCCGTATGTAACTACATCTTCAGCGAATCCGTATTTAACGTCACCAGTAAATCTCATTACTACACGTACATTCATACTTCCGTCAATTGGCGACATGTCTATCAAAGACACGTTATTCATGTCATTAAGCAGTCCTGTCGCAAAATGTAAGTTAGAAGTTTGTGAAGCTAAACCAGTATTGTTAGCTAAACCGTTAGCAAGGAATATTGGTAAACCGTCAAAAGAAAGTGACCCGTTAGTGTACCATTGTGTACCCAAGTTATTTGTACCGTTAGCACCTAAACCACTTGCACCAAATCCACCCAAAGCACGGATGTAAGCTCTAACGATGTTTGAAGAAAGATACAATTTAAGGTCTGGTTGTCCGTACAATCTCGTAGGAATAGCGTCAACAATAGAACCGATTTGTGCAATTACGTTAGAAGCATCAACAGTAGTACCAGCAACCTCTTGTGCAGCTGGCAAAGAAGCGTCAGTAGTTAATTGTGTCATGATACCAGCAAATTGACCTTGTGTTGCGTTAACACCTTGCCAAATTGAAGTCTCCATGTTAGCAGCTACCTTTTCAGCTACGTGTGCGATTAAGAAATCAGAAAATGATTTAGGCATTACATCAAATGCAGAATAACCCATTTCAATCGCTTGCCAAGTTTGGTGAAAATCTTTTTTACACAATTGTAGGTTAACTTGAAACTCTTCAGGATTCAATACTCTTTCAGTCAAAGTAACCGTAGAAGAAGCGTCAAAATCACATGAAGCGTTACGAATTAAATCGTCTGTTGCTACTCTTTGAATTACTTGTTTGAATTTTACGTTCGGGTGAATAGTCATACCACCTTGCTCTAAAGTTGGTGCGCTAAGGATAGCGGCAGCGATGTACTTACCTGCAAACTCACCAGCGTATGTAGTAGTGATATTTGTACTTGTACTTAAATTAATTTTTTCCATTTTATAATATTTTTATTTAGATTAAACAGCAGTTAATGTAATTGCACCCGCAGCAGTTCCCAATCCGAAAACATACCAGTTTGTACCGTCGCAATTCAATTCAACGAAATCTCCGATAGTATCCGCAGAAGCAGAAAAAGTAATCGTGTTTTCATCAGCTCCCGGTACGTTTACTGAATTCACAATAACACCACCTTGAATTTTGTTTGTAGCAGCTTTGATAGTCCACGCAGTTGTAGCAAATAATGCAGCTACCGTAAAACGATATCTAAAACCCGCAGAAGTAGCAACCGCTGGCAAAGTAATTTGCGCTCCAGCAGCAGCGTTTAAATAAAATGACTTGTCCGAATCTTCAGCAGTCAAAGTTGTTGCACCAGTCAACGTTTCAACAAGTCCTACTTGTCTTGTTACGTCGTTAGATACAAAGTTGTAAGTTGTACTCATTTTTTTTTGTATTTAGTTAATTATTTATTTAATTTTTCAAGTATTGAATCCATTGTTGTGCGTTGTCTTTTTGCACTTAACTTTATAGAATCGTTCGTGTTTTCGTTTTCAGGATTAAAAGAAATCGGTTTAACTTCTGAAAGTTCAACTTCTTTAACTTCTTTTAGTTTAGATAGTTCCGCTTTTAGTGCGTTATTCTCGTTTTTAAGCGCTTCAATTTCAGAAAAGAAAGATTCTTTAATCATGCTTTCTACAATCTTTTTAGGCGCAGCTTTTGACGTTTCCATTTCTTGTTCTTTCTTCGCTTCTTCTTCAATCGGTGCTTCTTCAGGCATTTCTTCTTCTTCTTCTTCTTTCTCTTTAATTTCAGAAATAACACCTTCTTCTACTACGATCAAAATACGTCCATCTTCCATTTCGTATTCACCTATTGGCAAAGCTATTTTTTGCTCGTCTTCAGTAACTACAAATACTTCGTTACCAGCTTCAAACATTTCAGCTTCTAAAACTGTAACACCATCAGATAGTTTCATTGTTTCTAACTTTACCTCCATACCGAGTAAAGTTTTAATTTGATTGATTAGGCTATTTTTCATTTTTATTTTATTTTAATTAAAATCTTAATTCTGATTTTATTTTATTAATTGTATTTACTGCTTTTTCAATTCTTTTAGAATCGTCGAATAATCTTTCTTTAATTGAATTATACATTGGTGGTAAATCAATACCTAAAGATTTTATATCATTTTCAAATTTATCACCAACTGCTTTTGCTCTTTCGGCTGCTTGTTGTGCCATTTTTAAATCTGATAAAACATCATTAAAATTTTTTTCTAAATTTAAAGCTTTTCCAACCGCGTTACCATACATATTTTGAGACGCTGATTGTGCATTTTTAAAATTATCAAATAAAGCAAGTTCAACTTCGTGCTTTTCAAGTTCTACTTTTTGAACTTCGTTAGCCTTTTCGATTTTCTTTAAAATATTGTTTATCATAGCTTATTAACTTATTGGTTTTTTAATTGTTCCTTTTTTATAAATGTACTATTGTAGAAGTACCTTGATTTACTAAACTTCCTATCCCTTGATTTTGTAAGTCCCCGTTACAACATTCTTTTGAATATTTACCGTCTTTACATAGGCAACCACGTTTACCGCCTTTAGGGCTTGTTTTACTTTTTGTCGGTGTTTTCATATTTATTAATTAAGTCTTTTAATTTTTCTATTAACAATTCATTTTCGTGTGAACTCATGTCGTATTTATCTACAAAATAACCTTCTATTGAAAATCCTTTTACTTCACCGTCTTTTACCTTTTGCCAAACTTCGTCGTTGTTTACCTTCATTGAAATCATCCACGTTCCTTTAGGTAAATTGAAATTATATAATCGGCTTTTATCCGTTTTTTCATCTTCAATTATCCAGCTTTCAACTACACTCATCCCTTCTAACATTTTGCGCTCGTGTTCGTACGTTGCGTTGTTTTGATTAGAACGCATTAAAAATAGTTCCGAAGCTTTGCGTACCGTATCCTCACTAAAGTAAATGTAGAACTCTTTATCCTTGTTTTTACGGTATATCTGTTTGTTAGGAATTAAAGCCGCACCCATTAAGATTCTTTTTTCAGTATCGACCTCTTTTAGTTCGACTTCGTGTTTTTGTAACGCTACAAAATTTTCTTCAATCGCTGGTGATTCAACAACCGAAACGGCATTAATACCCATTTCTTCCTTTGTCTCATCAATCAGTAATTCTATTATTTCAACTTTTGCCATATCTCATTAACTTATAATGTTGCGTTTTGTACTCTATTTCGATCTAAGGCTTGTGCGCTTGTTACTTCGCCACTTACTACGTATGCTTGTGTAGGTGTTTGTTGTAATTGTGCTAATTGATTAATACCGCTTGAACCTATTGTATTAAAATTCGCAGTCATTGGCGCAGCAGTTGGAACGTTTGTGTCATTACCGCCACCTCCTAAACCACCACCTCCAAATTTAGAATTTGAAATTTTAATTATGTTCGCAGCTCCTACCGTTGCGGCAATACCAGCTTCGACAAATTGCATACCCGTAGCTAACTTAATCGGGTTACCTCCAGCCGTTAACGCACCAGTAACAGCCATTGCAGTGTTTGTAATTGCAGCGGCTAAATTAAAAGCCTTTTGTACTTGGAATTGTTTACGTGCGTCCTTTTCATTTTTAGTATTAAACGAACCAGCTAACTCGGCTAAGGCACTAAAAGATTTTGCAGTAAGGTCAAGTGTTTTTTGCCTTAATTCGTTTTTTCTTGCAATATCTTTATCATCATATTTCTTTTTTATACTATCCGTTTTCTTTTGGTTATCTTCCTCAAGGTTCTGTAAAGCTAAATTGTATTCCTCTTGACTTGCAATTGCACCATTCGTATAAAGCTCATTAAGTTTATCTAATTGGTCTTGATATGATTTCTTTTGATTTAGTAATTCTTTTTGCTGTTCATTAGCCATTAATAATTCAGCTTGAAACCTATTAGATACACCCTTTTCAAATTCAGCATTCGCCTTTTCAATTGCCTCTTTTTCAGCTGCTAATTTCGCTTCTTCATTTTTCTTTTTTTCTTCAGCTGCTAAATCAGCGTATTTTTTATCTACATCTGCAAGTCCTTTATCTAATGCTTCACGTAATAATAAAGTGTCTTGGTTGTATTTGTCCCCTTCAATAATTAACGCTTCGTATTTTTCACGTACAGCTTTTTTCTCTTGTTCCTGTTGGCTTAATAAACTTGTTAGGTATTCATCTTCAGCTTGTGCTATACGGTCTTGTAAATCTTTTAATTTCTCTAAGGCTTCACGTTGTTTATCTATTGCACTTGTGTTTGTATTTGTAGCTGTTGTAAATGAAGCTACACTTTTAGAGTAATCTTGAACTCCACCATTATTATCACCAACTTGCGCTCCTTGTTTTTGTAATTGTGCTATTTGTTTATCTATTGATAAAGATTGTTTATCAAGCATCTCTATATCCTTATCAATTTGCCTTGTTCCAACTGTTTGAATATCGCTGAATTTCTTTTGCGCTTTTGCAGCGTTTTCTGCACCAGTTGAAAAACCTAACCAACCATTTGCTGCTGTTTCACCATAATCAATAGTCCAATTAGTTGCATTTTCTTGAGCCGTAGATAATTCATCTAATTGTGTTTTAATTTTAGTTTGTAACTTTTCAGAGCGTATAGCTTCAATTGCTTTTACTTCAGCTTGTAACCTTAATAATTGAATATTCTTTTCTAATTGCCCGTTTATTTGCGCAATACTCATTGTTTCCAAGTTTACATTTTTAAGTAAACCGGGATAAGCAGCTTGAAATTCTTTTACTTTTTGTAATTTTTGACCACGTGTTAAAGTTTCGTCTTTTAATTGCCTATTTAATTTATCGGCAGCGCTTAATTCATTTGCTATTGCGGCTGTTGCTTGTGCTGTCACTTGGTTTGAAACCCTTTGCGCTGCTGTTTGCGCTGTCATAGCGCTTTTTAATTTGTCAAAATTTGCAATTAAAAGACCAACACCAGCAATTAATAACCCAATTCCAGTAACCATAAATGCTTTACTCCCAGCAGTCATTTTACTAAAAGCATCTGAAGCTTTAGATCCTAATTGCCTAAAAGAATCACCAGCTTCCATTACACCGTTTACACCTTCAGTTAAAGCCATTACAGATTGAAGGCGTACCATTGTTTCTTGCAACTTTTCACTTTCAACACCCATCACCCCAAGCGCTCCCTCGTATGCTTGAAAACCATTTAACACACCACCAATAGAACCTTCCAATGCTTTAAATTTTGCATCTGGGTTAAAAGCATCAACCAAACCTTTTGAAAATTCGATTTGGTCTTTTAATTCAGCTGCCGCTTTTGCTGCCTTAGCTGCTTCCTTTGACGTTTCACCATATTGAGCGCTAACTTTTTGAAGTTCCGCTACCGCTTCCCTATATTGCGCTTTTAAACTTTTGCTATTGTCTTGTATTTCTAATTCAATCGTTCTTTTTTCAGCCATTGTTTACGCTTTTCTTGTTTATAAATCTTTTTTAAATTACCCGTTAGTTCGTGTTTTCCTTTCGCCACATCTACTATTTCACTAACCCCGAAGAAATCGTCAGCTTTTAATAGTTCTAAAATTAATTGAATCATTGTTGTAATATTTGAATTTGATTTGCTACTTGTTGACCGTTGCTTAAAGTGTACGTAACTGTTAAGGTAATAACTTGCACCGCTGAATTTTCCGTTATTAAGTTTTGAAATTCTTCAGTAATTAAAACATCTGAATTTTCAGCTAAAATAAACGAAGGTGTGTTAGTGTTTTCAGGAATACAAACAACTATTGTTTGACTGCTTGTTATTGTACTTGGTGTTATTGTAACACCTCCAAATGAAGTTGTAATTGTAGCACTTACAGCACCATTAACAAAGTTAATAGGAACGTTTAAACATTGCGCATCAAAAGACGGAACGTAAGGCTTGCCACTTGTTATAGGTCGAAAATCTAAAACCAAACTGAAATCTACTTGACCGGTAGTTAAGTTGCTTTTCATTTCGTTTATTATGTACCTTTTGTCTCTTATTATAAGACGGTCATTCAGTTGTAAGTTAGTCAATAAAGAAATAGGTAAATTCGTCTTTACGTGAACTAATCTATTTTTCAAATTAAACAAACTAAATAAATACGCACTATAATATTCAGCAAATAAACCTTGTTGAATTGTTTCTTGGTGTATTACTGAATTATCAGCTCCAAAGTTTAAACTGTATTTCGTATTTTGGTATGTAAAGTCTTGACCAAATAAAGCAAATGAATCTATATCTTGGTGCGTAGTACCGTCATAAAATTGAATGGGGTGTGAACTTAAATCATTACTTTCACCGTACAAATAAAGCAGCATCGGTTTAGGTGTATAAGCGTTAAAACTTTCGTTTAAAGTATAACCTAAAATAGCGTAGTTGTTTGCGTTGTCTATTGATCGTGAAAATAATAAATTCTCAAAAGGTGCTTCAATAACATATTCGTCGCCATCGTATACATATTGATATTCTACATCTCCGTATTGCTGGCTGTATGCTTTAAAATAATTCTTGTTAACAAATGATTCGCTTTCTTGGTATTTGAAAGCTATTTTTTTATACAATTTAATTCGTTCAATGTCTATTGAATCAATATC